ATCATTGTAGTCAATCTGTTGGTATATTTTTGTAAGGTTAAATAGAGATTGCTTACTTTCATCTCTAAATGCGTGAGACGTAGTTCTTGGAAACTGTCTGTAATACTCATTTAATGCGTCAGCATCATTTTTAAGGGAGTCAACTTCATTTTGCCAATAGTCAATAGCTCATCTTTAATCATTATATCGTCTATACCTAAAATTGGGGCTTCAGGCTTTGTAAATACGGGCATACCATATTTATCTATAAATCCTTCCATATTCCATTCCATAGGAATAAATAAAGCATACAGTCCGCTTTTTGTTTGTCCATTAGCATTTCTTTTAGTGGCTGATGAATCCTCAAATATATCTTTATAATTTTGACCCCCTTTAGATAATGCATTTGATGTTGAACCCATCATACACTTACCAATGATTTTAGAACCTAAACGCAAACAAGTTTTAGTTACTCGCCAATTCTCTTTAATATTTTGAGGCTTAGTCCATTTTGCACTCTCATCGTGAGCTAAGAATAATAATTTTTCTCCATCATAAGAGTTATCATCTGTATTCTTCCAATCTATTGATGTATCTAATCCTTCGATAATATCAGACTCTATGTCAAACATATTTTTCTTAGTAATCTTTGATGCAGGTATTCTATAAGATAATTCTGTCTTAGGTTTATCCATACCATCCATAATAGGCTTAAAGAAAAAAGGCAATCTACTGTTAATAGGAACTACCTTATCTGTAAACATTTTTTTAGCATCAGGTCCTGTTTTTGATAAGATACCAACCCTCGCATCTTTTGCAAGAGTTCCTATATTAATACATTCTGAAGACGACATAAATGAAAATCCTGAACGTCTAATCTTTAGATATATCATTCCAAAACTTCTCGAATCTGCTTTGCACGCTTCCCAAAAAATCCAAAAGATTCTATTAGCTTCACGAAAGTCAGGATACCCCACATCGATACTTGACCATTGAAGGTACATATAGTGAGAGCCTGTTATGTAGGTAGGAGTTCCATTATTCATAAACCAAAAACCTGATTCTCTATAGTCAAATTCTTGTTCTATATAATCAACCCACATATTTTTAAATTCAGCGGGCATTTCATTCCATTGAAAAATTGATTGTATTCTTGAAAGCTGTTTCGGTAAAGGTTCTCTTTCCCAATATTGCTTTGGTTTTGAAGCGTCTCTTTTATAACAATCTTTAGGGGTTTTAGGTAAAGCAACGTAAATACCTGATATGTTAAGTATCTCTCCAATCTCTCCTGTCTTTGATATTACTATTACATCATATTGGTCGTTATATCCATACAACCAAGACTTATTACTGTTTTTAGCGGTAATAGAACCTTTAGGTATATAGTTTTCAGCTATAGTGTATATGCTATTTTGACCTTCTTTCTGCAAACCCTTGTTTTGTATTAGTTATACCTCCTCCTTTTTCAGCTAAATCTAAACTTTCTCTTTCAGATTCTATTCTATTAAGAATCTCGAATGCGTCAAAGATAGCCAATTTCTTTGTAGCCGCTGCATTTTTTAGTTTATCAGCAGACAAGTCATCTCCTTCCATATCAGGATTTAAGATTGATTCTTCTGCTACTTTTATAAGTTCTAATACTGCTTTATGTCCCGCAGCAATAATCTTTAATTTTGTTTCTCTATTCGTCATAATGCTATCTATAAAACATTACATATACCATTCTACCTTCTTTCCAACCTGTATTTGGATATTTACTATGAAAATAATTAGAAGGATACATAAGGGCACGATTTGGTCTATAACCTACTACGGAGTGTAAATCCCAATTATCTAAATTATTTGCTTCGTCTAAAAGAAACCTATCAGCCTCTTCATTAGAAACATCTAATGGCATTTCATAACCTACGTCTTTGTGTCTCCAAAAAGCGGTTCCGTGAAGTCCTTCTTTTGTTGATGGAGATATATATAGCACAAGTGCTCTTTCGGGTCTAATATCGCCTACTTTTGAGTCTGCGTGGATTCTCCAATCGGTATCGAACTCTTCAGTTGCCACTCTAAAGAATCCTAACAAACATTCTCTCTGTACTCCATCTATAGCAGATAGCTTTCCAACAATATATTCGTCAAAGTCTTTATTGCTATACTGCACCCAAAACCTCTTATCTCCCACTTCAACTTCTTGAAATTGATTGTGGAATAAATTATCATAAACCTCTTGATAAACATTCGGTTCCAAAAAATCATCTACAATATTTATCATAGCTTCATTGTTATTTGATGTTCATACATACGATATAGTTTTTCTCCGTCAACAGTAAATTCATATTCACTATCAGGAGTAAAACAAATAAAGTCATCTTTTTTAATTCCTTTACTTAATAGATATTCGTTTGGATAAACCATCTGTCCCATTAAAGGCTCTTCGGTACAAAATTTCTCTATATAATAATCTGTAGCAGAAATTGGTCTTACAAAGCAATACTTATCATAAGCATTCCAAGTGTCGCCTTTCTTATACATAAAGAATTGGTCTGTCTCTATAAAGAATAAGTCATCTCTAAAAAAGCTTTTTCCGCTTTTTTGACGACCTCTCATATCGTTGTAGTATTTAAATGCATTATGATGCACTAAAAGAGTGTCTCCTATTGAGATAGGACCGGTGTACCCTACGGGAAGTTCGACAACTTCAGCATATCTATTAGAAAACTTATGGTCTTCCTCTGAGGTACTAACTATAAAGTCAGTACCACCTATGTCTCTTGTATTATCGTAACGCTTCCCATTCATAGGCTTTGCTATAAAGTAGAATGGAGATTTCATTAAAAGTCTATATTAAATTCGATTGAAATTGGAACTGTAAAGGTAAACTCTTTCCACAAGACTACCTCTTCTTTTTTATTAATAATGTAAATTAATATAGCTCCTGTCTCAGAATGTCTTTTAATATGATGAATCTCGTTTGAATCTCCAAGTATTTTTTGACCAACTATATAGTGCATTGCACCGCTTTTATAGTCAGGTCCGATTGATATTTTTCTTATATCCATTTGATTTAATTATTATTCTTTATTATAAAAAGTTCTACTTTCAAAATCAAAATAAGGATTTTCAAAATATTCAGTTAATAATTCATCTATTGTAATTTCATTTTCTAACAAGTGCACTTCTACCCTTGCTGAATATAAAAATTCGCCTGTAATTTTATTTATAATTGTTTTCATTTATTGAAATGTTAGATTAATCCCCTGTTGCGTGAACACATTTGTTGCTAAAGTCGGTATTACCATGACTATTATATATTGGTCAATTGTTATATCAAAAGGGATACTAGAAAAAGCTACTGTTGAAGAAATATAATCAGTATAGCCTCCACCTGAAATATTTAAGCATTTTAAATTTGAATCCTCTAAAAAATATGTTCTTTGAACATTACTAAAAACTGCTGTTAAGGCGCTACTAATTGTACCTGTTAATGGAACAGCTCCGGTTAAACTAGATATTGAGTTTCTATAAAATTTTAATGCCCAAGTCGCAGATGCTCCTTCTTTTGTAACCATTAAACTATTCAAATTTATTATTTTATCAGTGGGTTTTATGGTATTTGCAGGGATTAAATAAGACGACATTAGAGTATTCCCTATTGTCCCTGTGGTAATTATTTTCGTGCTGTCTAAAATTAACGTTTTAACACTGCTATTTAATTGTGTTTGTATTGGGCTAGTAACTCCTTTAACATAACTTAATTCAGTTAATGAAGGATATGTTGCGGTATCTAATGACTGAACGTTTTTACTAGCATCTAATGCTAATAACTGTGATGCAGTTAATGAACTTAATATTGGTGCGGTTGAAAATGTTTTTGCTCCCGCAAATGTTTGCCCGTTTATAGTTACTAATCCTCTCGCAGTTTCCGATGCTGATGGCAAATTGAATGTATGTGTTTCAAGTGCACTATTGATATTAAAATCTGTTCCTGAAGTTCCTACTGCTAAATATTGATTATTAGAAGTTAACCCATTAATCGCAGAAATTCCTGACGAAAAAGTAGTAATTATTTGGCACAAATGACCATCCTCAGTATGTAACGTAGCTGTTCTTCCACCTGAATTATTAACTATATAAACCCTAACAGCTAATCTATCTGTTAATAACAATGTAGTTGTAGGCACTGCTAAAGATGATAAATATAAATCAAGCGTAGTACCTCCGCTTATTGTTTCAGGAGCTAAAGACCCATTTGCAATACTTGTAAATACAGCCCCGTCATATTTTAAAAGTTCAACGTAAAATTTAGGAGTCCCTCCGCTTGATGACATTGAAAAAAACATCTCAAAGTTCCAAGCACCTCCGGGTATCTCAAGTCTATTTGGATTACCTGCGTCTGTTAAAAATTGTGCAATTAATCCATTACCTGTTAAACTAAAATCAGTACCCGTTCCAATTACCGCAGCGTTTGACATTTGCTTGTAAGTGGCAACTGACGCAGCAACTGAACCATTTAGATAATAGAACACAGATGAACCTCCACCCCCACTTGTTGGAAAAGTCGCTAACTGTCCATCTCCTCTAATATATTGAGAAGCTGTTCCTGCTCCTGTTATTGCAAATGTTCCTGATGTTGTAATAGAACTCGGTGTAACACTAAATGCAGGAGGCACAGTAATACCTATAGAAGTTACAGCCGTAGTTAGGTATGTATTTGTATCCAATGCAAATGTACCCACTGCTGTCATTTTAACAAATGGTGTGCCACTTGACCAAATTGGATAATTTAATGCTCCCCAAGTACCTATAGTTGGAATGTCGTCAGTAGTTGCGATTGTATAAGTCCCTGCCGCTTTATTAGGAAACTCTAATTGTATATTATTGGTAAGAGAACTTATTCTTATAGCTCCATAAGCATTTAGCCTTGCTAATCTTATATACCCTCCTAAATTATCAGCAACTCCGGCATCTAATGTTACAGCACCGATGTTTACCCCGTCATGGTAGGTCACTGTTATTTCCGAGTCATTTATATCTATATTATTGACCGTAGCATCTTCAATGCTAGTTAAATATATCCCCTCAGAACCATAGTCCGCATTAAAACTATGTCCTGTCGTAGGGGAATTTAATGTATAATTTGAATACAAAGAACCTAATGTATTTGTACTTAAATAATCTCCGTAAGGCTCAGTATTATCTAAAATTATACTATTAGTAGTGGTATTTCCTGCGTCAGTTACTTGTTGAAGATTTTGACTACCTCCACCTGTAGTAACAGAGCCGTCAGCCATTAAATACTGTAAATTTGTTCCTCCTGATTTTATAAATGAAGTTGCAGTTACATTACCTATTAAATTAATATCATTAGTAGCTGTATTACCAACAGACAGTACATCTGCTAATCCCGGTGTTGTTGCAAAAGGATTATCAGCCCAAACAATACCTGTTGCTGACTTAGTAAGAACTTGACCCAAATTGCCTAAACTTGGTTTTTCGTCTTGTATATTATTTGGAGATATTAAAGTCGAATAAATAGTACCTGCAAGATTAATATCTTGAGTAGCTGAATTTCCTTGGTCAAGAACTGATTGAAGATTACTTATAGGTAAGTCAACCCAATTTATACTTGAGGTTCCTTTACTTAGAAATTGAAATGTCGTTCCTTGACTTCCGCTTGTATCCTCAATATTATCAGGTTTTATTAATGTAGCATCAATAGTACCTACTAATGTAATGTTTTGAGTAGCAGTATTTCCCGTATCAAGAACAGCCTGCAACGATGCCGCAGGGAAGTTTGAAGAGAATAACTGCAACAACTCCCCTAACGAGAAGTTTTTTGTCGCAAGGGGAGTAGGAGAGGGAACAGGTCTAATAGCTTCTGTACCTATCAGCCTATCGCTTAATTGTAAAGGAACATCCGCTGATGGATAAGTAGATATTTTTGCCATTTCATTTTATCTTAATTATTAAACAACAATTCTAACTTCTCCGGTAGCTGTTTTGTATATTGAATCGACAGCAAGACCACCGGTTATAGCAGCAGCATTATCTGCGTATGTAGAAAGAGTACATCCTACTATTGTAACAAATTGTCCTGTAGTTGTAGCAAGAGTAATAATGTCTGAAATAAGATAATTCTTAGTCATTAATAAATCACTAATATCTGTTCCAATAACATAATCTCCTAAAGAAGGAGGAGTTGGTTGTGGGTATGTACTAATCTTAGCCATTTTAGTTTAAAGTTAAAAGATATAAAATCTTATCTATTAATGCAAGCATCTCATCCATAATGTTTTGTAACTCTGATGGATAATTTGTTCTTTCTGAATCAATTGTTGAACGTAACTCTTTTAAATGCGAAGTAGCGTCTAATAACTTAGACTCAGGAATAACTATCTCGACTCTTTTATTTCTACCGAAGTAAGCTTCAGTAAATTTGTCAGTCAAATCAAGGATTCCATCATAATAAGCATTTAATGCTTTATGTTCTGCAAACGATGTTGTTTGAAGATGAGCGATGTGCATTGCATCTCTTGATTGGAACAATGTTCCGATAAATTTTCCCGGTGTCATATCTATTCTGTTTTATGTGTTACCTCTCCTGTTTGAATGTTAATAACTGCATCAGCACCGTACTTCTCAACTAATTGTTGTTCGTGAGCTGTAAATTTAGCTTTTAACTCTTCGATGTGGCGTACTATGTTTAGTTTTTGCAACTCAACATCTCCGATAGCCATTTTTGCTTTGTTGAACTCTGCGTTCAATTCTTGAATTGTTGTTAATTCTTCCTGTGATACTTGTGTGTTTGACATTTTAATTTAATTTTATTTGATTATTAATTATACAAAGATATGAAAAAACTATGTTAACTTGTGAGCAAACATTTTAATAAGCGTACTTGGGCTTATAAATTTACAAACTAATCTCAAAAAGAATCCTGCATTTGTAGTGCTTTGACTTTCTGAATATTTAACTGCTACTTCATCTAATGCGTTTTTAATTTCGTATGGTATCATATTATTTAATTGTTAAAATTTGTTTTCTATTTTTTTCTTTTGAATTATAAGAAACGTGAACCCAAGCAGGATTATTTTCGTTTCCAAATTCCCATATTAATTGGTCAAAGTCTAAATTCTCTTTTATATAATCGAAAATCATTTTATTGGTAACTTTACCGGTTCCCTGAATGTCTATGGCTTGACCTTTACAATGTTGCGAAGTTTTAGAGCCTCCAACAGCATTATTTAAAAGTAAACATCTAAAAAAACTTGATACTCTCAATGGTGTGCCAAAATGTTCTCTTACAGCATCGAAAACTCGAATACCGACTAATTGCATACAAATCAATTCTTTTTCGTTAGGAACGTTTAAAATAGCTTTTCTTGTAGCCGTTTGACTTGTTACGGCTTCTTCGTAACTAATGTATTTTGATATATTTTTCATGGTTTATCTATTGTTTTTAATGTCTGATTAATAATACCTAACATACCTCTTCGTAGAGCGGATAATAACATTGATATTATATCGAAATTCTTTACTATTTTTTTTGTCTTAATAACATAAAAATTTGTAATTATTGACAAACCTTCAGATACAACTAAAATTCTTAAAACAGAATCTAATATAGGAGTAAAGTCATAGGTCTTTGAAATGCCTTTGCCTACTAAAGCTAAGGTCATTGGTATCAGCAATACTAATATCTTACTACATAAACCAAAGAATAATAATTTAAAGCTAAAATCTTCGCTAATAATAAATGATTTTATAATACCTGAGACAGTATCGATAAACATTAATATCGTTAAAATTTTTACAATGTCGGTATCAATATTTAAAAAAACAAAAACCAAATATAGAGTTGTTTTTATTTCATTCAAATGATTATATATAGTTTCTTTAATATTCATTATCTACTTTGCCTATTATAGGCTTTATGTAATTCTTACTTGATTTTAATATACTCTTTATTTTTTAACTTTGACATTTTACCAAAGAGCAAGTATTTCTCCGTCAGCAAATTCAGTATCCGTTTTCCAAACTTTTTTAGTTTGTATTACAAATAATCCAAGTTCTACTTTTGGAATTGTTATTTCATCTTGTCCTATTGTTGTTATGTGTAGTGAAGTTGAAGCACTTGAACCGATATACAATAAGCATCCTTGATTTCCTTGACCTGTAGTAGGTCCTTCTTGATATATAATATAATTATCTCCTGATACTATTATATCGGCATTTAATAACAAAGTATCTTTGTCAATGACTTCTACAATTGTGGCAGCTGTTTGTGATGAGATATTATAAACAACATCTCCAACGTTTACTAAGTACTGTCTTCCACCAATTACAGGGTTAACAAAAAAAACAATATTATCATCTATTAATTCGTTTGTACTAGTATTTGTAGATGTTCCTGATGCTAAAGCAGTAGGGTATGGAACATTACAGTTGTCTGAAGGTATTACCTTTAATGCTCTCGTTGGGTTAAATTTTGTACTTGACATAATTAGTTTATTTTATATAATGTTTTATTAATTATTAAATTTTGTTTATAAAATGTTCTATTGATAAAAGAAGTTGGATTATTAGCAGCAGCCTTTCGACCTTCGCATCCACAATCTATATCTATAGCCTCAGAAATAGTATCAACTATTTTTTTAATACCCGTTGCTTTAGTAAACTTTTCAATTGTATCTCCTAAACCTTGTGATTTCATTTTGTAAAGATATTACTTTTTTTTATTTTTTTGAACAGGTAATTTACTAACATTTCCTTTTAAGAATTTCATCTTACCGTCCAATGATTTTTTAGACTCGTATTGCTTTGCTTTTTCAATTACTTTTTCTTGCGCAAGCATTTTTGGAGTCGGCTTTTTTCCCGAACCTTTAGCGGCTCTAATGTTATCATAAAGACCTCTTTGAGACACAGAGCCATCTTTTCTTTTTATCATTTCTTTCATTAGTACTTTCCTTTACGATTACTTGGATTACTTGTAGTAGAACCTCCCGGACCTGCCCATAGATTTTTACACGCCCAATATCTTGCGCTTAATTTGTCATTAGCTGTACTGCAACTATGTCTTGCTTTAAAACTCTTACGAGCTGCATCGCTATAATTATTTCCATAACCTTTTGCTCCAAAATGAATTAGTTTTTCTTTTCCATTTGAGCAAGCCTTTACCATTTTTTTCTTCCCGGGTCTATCTGAAGAAACCGGTTTGTTACATTGCATTTTTGATTTATCCGCCATAACTTAAAATATAAAAGGGGTAACTTAATACCCCATATTTATTTATTGTCTAAATGCTCTTGAAGCATTTCCCGGAGCTTCCTTTTCAGGAACAGCTACGTTTAGTGATACAGGAGTAACTTCTTCAGCTACTACTACTATGTCCACTATTGTTTCGTCAATAGTGACATCTTTTGCTTTTGCTTTTGCTTTTGCCATTTTCCTTTATTTAACAAATGTTTCCGTAAGGATTAGCTTTTTTAAGTCCTGTTCCTGATGCGCCGCTAAGAACTCTTTTAGAAGTTCCTTTGCTACCACCTAACATACTTCCGGTCTCTTTAATTAAACCATTAGTACCATTACCACCGGTGCTTGGCATCTGCATACGAGATGAACCCGGTAAATTCGGAGTGTCTTTTTCTTTAGCCATTACTTCTTTTTGATTGCTGTTTTTACAATTCCTTTTAAAGCTCCTTTTACTGCCCCTTTGACAGCTCCTTTAATTGCTCCTTTAATTGCAGGTTTTGCTGCTGATGTTGGCATCTTCAATCTTGATGATGCAGGTAAATCCGGTGTTGCTTTTGCTTTTGCCATTTTAATTTAGTGTTTGTGTTAATTATTATTTTCCTGTTGTGGATGCAAACGATGCCAATCCATACAATTTTCCATCTGATTGATTAGTTTTTTCTTTACTTCTTTCAGCTCTTGACGCATTAAGTTTAGCGTTTGATGCGGCTATAGATTTTTGCCTTGCCGAACTTCTCGCGTCAATATCAGCTAATGCTGATTTTAAATCAGTTATCGGTGCGATAGCATCAGGACTTTTAGATAACGGAGTATCTCTATCTTCTTCTTTTTTCATATTAACAAGTTTTACAAGATGTGTCTTTATTTTTACTACTTGACATTACACCTTTTGAAGAAGTGCTTTTTGCTTTAGCTGCGTTTTCATTAGCTCTTTCTTGGATTCTTTTTCTGTAAGTATCAAATGATTCACTTTCTGATTTATTCTTTTTGTAATCCTCTATTTTATTTTCAATAACTTTTTCTTTCTGAGTAGTTGGAGTAAATTTATTCTCAGCTTTCATAAGAGGAGCTTTAATTTCTTCTTTCTTAGCCCCTGCTGCTTTAGGAATAGGAGCTGATGTAATCTCTCTTGAACCTGAAGTTGCTGATTTAAACGACGAGCTTTTAGCAGGTGCATCTGAACTTCTACTTAATCTATGTAAAGACGAAGGAGGTGCATTTGATTTACTTGAACCACTCCAAGATTGTCTGTATGTTATAGCTCCTGTATCAGGGTCAACACTTTGAGTTCTTTTTATTGGCGGGTCTATTTTTGCATCAGGTGTAGCTGCTAACGGAGTATCAGGTCTTTGATTAATTGCCATAATTATTGTTGTTGTTGGTTATCAATTAGCTGAGTAGGTTGTGCTTGAGGCATACTTTCTCTTGAAAGCCTTCCTATCTGTTGTATAGCAGCATCAGCAGTTGCTTGATACTTACTAATAGGTTGAGAGGGTGCTTGACCCATGGGTTGTAATCCTGAATTAACAGGAGTGGGTTCAGGTGTATTCGCCAATGGCGTATCAGGTCTTTGCATTGTTATTTGATTTTTAATTAATAACTTTGTACAAATGTATAAAAAAAAATTCAAATGAAATCAAATCTTGATGATTACCTAAAATATTGGAGAGTGATTCGTAAATTTGCTCAAGTACAATACAAACTAACTCAGTGTGACTTAGATATGTTATTGTTCTTATACTCTGAAAAGTATTTCGGAAGAGATAAGTTTGATGAGTTTGATAAACTTCTTGGGTGGGATGTAATGCGGTTCCAAAGACTTGTAAGGGAAGAATGGATTGTGAAGTTTAGAAACCAAGTTGGTAAAAGAAAAGCTTTGTATAAACTTACTCATAAAGCTGAGTCTATGATTCAATCTGTTTACAGAAAACTAAGCGGGGAAGAAATCCCCGTTAGCTCTGTTGGTAATAGAATATTTATGAAGAACGTACCCTACACAGATAAGGTTTATCGTGATATGATTATTGAGATGAATAAAATTATAAAACAACAACGACATCCCGTTCTGTGATAATCGTGTATTGTTTATCATCAATCAACATTGTAAATCCGTGTCCTTTATCGTAGTAGATGTCATCATCTTTCTTGATGTCAGGCACATCTGTTCCTGATGCTATAACTATACCGCGCTTGTAACGCATTTGATTTACATCTTCTCCTGATAGAATCAATCCTGATTCTGTTTTTAACTCTTCATCAATTGTCTTGATGACTATAAATTTACCTATGGGTTGCATATCTTTTCTTTTATTAATTTAATTACTTCTCTAACTTTTGCGGCTCTCTCGTAGTCTTTTGCGATTACATATTTTGTCTTTAGGTTTTCCAAAGATTCTAATATTGCATTAAGAGTGCTCATAACCAATATTCCTTAAATTCTTAATAAATTTCTTCTTGTCTCCATCTTTGGGCTTAAGTAATACATCTACGAAGCCATCGTTGCGACTTTGTAAAACTGTAGTCTCAAACTCTCTGAATATCGGGAAGTTATTTAACATCTCATTACACTGCTCAAGTGTATGGCTGTAATTCTTTCCAATTCCTGCTACTTCAACTGTCGCGTAATCAATCCCTCTTATCATAATTTTTCGATTCATCTTTCCAATTTAGCCAAAATCCAATAGCAACAATAATGTTCATTCCCATAGATGCTACTATCTCATAAAAATCCTCGTAGATATTTACTGTTAGGTGTACGTGTCCTACCATCCAAAATGGTATTGATAGGTTACACGCCACCCATATTACAGTAAATCGTATGAACTCCTTAGTCCTGAGCTTGCTCATAAGTACGTGCCAACGTAATTGTAGCATCAGTGCTTAGGATTGTTACAGCTACACTCACTGCATTTTGTAGTGCAGAACGTGTTACTTTAAGTGGGTCAATTACTCCCATCTTAATCAAGTCTCCAAACTCTTTTGTTTTTAAATTGTAACCTTGACCCTCAGCGATACCATCTTTATAAATATCCTCTGCTTTTAGTCCTGCATTTGCAAGTATCTGTAAGAACGGCGCCATAAGTGCTACCTTTAAAATTGCAATTGCTGCACTATACTCAGCACTTTTATTTACATCTGTAAACAAAGCAGCTGACTCCTCAAGTAATGCTTTACCTGCTCCGGGAAGAATCCCTTCCTCAAGCGCAGACCTTACTGCACAAACAGCATCATCAACCCTGTCATACAACTCTTTTTGCTCCAAGTCAGTTTGACCTCCTACGAATATCACACCAATTCCACCTGTAAGCGAAGCAATTCTCTCTAACAAGAAATCCTTCTCTGCTTTCTTAGTTGCCATCTTGTGTGAGTCCCATAATTGAGACACTCTCTCGTCAATAACTTTTTGGTCTAATTTCAATCCTGACTTGATGATAACAGTCTTGTCTTTGCTAACAATTATTTTAGCTGCATGACCTAAGTCCCCGTAGTTTATAATACTCAAATCATCTCCTGTTTTCTCACTGAAGTATGTCGCGCCAACACTAATTGCTATGTCGTGCATTAGCTCGTGTTGCTTGTACCCGAATGCCGGCGGCGCAACGACGCATATCTTCGCGTTCCCTTTTACTACATTTGCAGCAAAAGTATTTATCACGTTCGTGTTACACGGAGAAATGATTAGAAGTTTTTTACCCTCTGTGATAATTGGTTTCAATACGTTCTCAATCTGAAGGATATTACTAATCTCCATATCAGCAACTAATACCATCACATCCTCGAACACACACTCGTCTTTCTTTTGGTCATTGATGAACATCGGACTTAAGTACCCTCTGTCAAATTTCAATCCCAATGTGGTCTCAGCGTAAGTCTCATCGTTCTGACTTTTCTCAACTGTAACAATTCCTGTTTTACCAACGTCTTTGTAAACCTCAGAGATAATCTTACCAATCTCTTTGTCATTGTTTGCAGATATAGTAGCTACATCAACTAACATTGTACTCGTAACTCTCTTGCTACGTTTTCTCAACTTATCCACCACCTTGTCGCTAATGTCCACTATGCTTCTCAAAACCTCTGTCCGGTTCATCTCAGGAGTTATAAACTCAAGTCCGCCAAGTACTAATCCTTCAGTCAAAACAATCGCTGTAGTTGTACCGTCTCCTGCTGATGAAGCTGTTTTGTCTGCCGCTTCTTTCATCATCTTAACCGCAAGGTTCTCAGATGGGTCAAATAGGTCAATAGCTTTAGCAACAGTTACCCCATCTTTGGTTACAGTAATTCCGTGCGTGTGGTTCGGACTCTCAATTAGCACTGTATTCCCTCCGGGACCCAACGTACTCTTCACAGCCTTTGACATTTTCACTACGCCACTGACTAATTTTTTCCTTCCTTGCTCTCCAAAGAACAAATCTTTAGGGGAATAACCTTGATTTTCTAACATTTGATTTGATTTTTAATTGTTATATGCAAATATAATACAATTAATTCTAATTAATACCATATTTACAAAAGAATTTGCGATAGCAGTGCAAATAACTTTTAGTGTAGATTGTAGGGGTAAATGTCGATTTGTGACGATTTATGACGATTTATGTCGAAAAATGTCGGTTTATGTCGGTTTAAAACCACGTTAAGTACAGTAAACATTGGAAATATGTCGAAATGTGATTTTATTTTTTTATACTCTCTCTCTATAAATACTACTCCTTTCCTTTTTTATTAGAACCTATTCTCTTCTTTTTTTTGACATTTTCGACATTAAAAGAATAAAGTATTAATAAAGAGATAGTTACAAAAATCAAGTCGTCGCAAAAACGTCGTAAAACCTAGTCGATTATGTCGATTATTAATAAAAAGAAACCCCATAGAGTATATGGGGTGTTTTTCTTTATGTGGATTTTTGTTATTTACAAGACTCTCCCATATCGGAAGACATCTCTCCAAGTGAAAAAGCAGTAGCCATAGTAGAGATTTTCTCTGCTCTATAAACAGCTTTTCTCAATTGTGCGGCTTGTGCAATTCCCGTTTGTCCATCAGGTCGGTTGTTAATCAACATACCGTCTTTAACAGTTAATCCATTTAGAGAACCTGCGTTCTTCTGTTGGTAGATACTGTTCTTTAAATTTAAAGGTTGTTTCATCTTGTTCGATTTTTAAAGTGAAGGACAAAGATAGTAATTTATTAGGTTAGGGTAGTGTTTGGGTAGTATACCCATTTGACAGCGAGCCACCGTCACAGAAAGTCGTTATTTTTCGAGGGGGTGGGGTTCTGTTTTTAGCAGTTTACGCCCGTTTTTTTGGCTTTTTGGTACACACACACGCACACGTACACACGCACACGTGTTACACGCATACACATACGCACACGCTTACGCACGTACACACGCACACGCATATCACACACGCATCACACGCCCGCCCGTACATATATTGCAAAGAAATTGTAAACTAACAAGCGTTAGTTAAAAAGCTCGTGAACCCCCGTAAACATTGGGTTCAACCCCTTCATAATATTTAAACG